TTAAATTAAAAAAAATATGATATTATATATATAATTTTTTATGTGTAAAAAATGGGTTTTTATATTGTTTTTTTTTTTTTTTGTTTTGTTTTTTTTTTTTTTTTTTTTTTTTTTTTTTTTTTTATACTAACAACTATATAGAATCCCACTCTAACGAGATGTCCCCTAAAGAGGACACCTCAGGAGGACTTGACACAGGAGGGGAGGGTGTGGTATCTTGGGTCCGGGGGAGGGAGGTCCGCTTCGCGGACGGTCGTAAACTGTTATCCTGTAACGACTTAGGGTGACGACCCGACTCCAACCAATAAGAGCCAGATAAGACCGCAATCCGGGAACAATAGCGAACCCGATACGGGTGCAATGGTAACAGTTTCGCAGCACCCACTGAAAACCGGAGCAATAAAGTGCCAAACAGTAAACTTTCTGAAGCAGAACGTATCGAGCTATTCCGTAAGCTCGCCTGCCAATTTGAGCAGCGCGATAGGCAATATGCAAAGGAAATTCAACACTACATTAACGCAGTGCTTGAATCCGACTCAGCTGATGACCTCGGACCTATCGAAGTTGCAATGTTTGCCCGCGAGGTATTGGAATTCGCGGCTACATTCGCTAACGCCATTGAGCCATACCGTCATTCACTTGACTGGATGGGCTTTGCAACCCGGTTGATTTCTGTAATGCATAACAGCGCTGTGGAAGTTCGGCGCATTGCTATGGAATCCGGCGTCGAGATGGAAGATCCGGAAGCAATTCATGACCTCAAGAGAACGGCGGAGAAAGACTCGCTGTTTGAACACTTTGATTTCGGTGGTAAGAAACACTAATGGCAGACAAATCCGATAGTCCAACGCTTTTCTCTCCGGGTCTAATTCAGAATGACCTGAGGAAGCGCCTTATGGAATACATCGCTAAGAACCATACTGATTTCTTCAACCAAGAGGTAGAGGAAGTCAAGAACCTGTCAATCGAGGAAGTAAAAGCCCGCATAGAACATTGGGCTGAAGCTTTCTTTACTATCGACAAAGAGCACGCTAAGACCAAGATCAAACTTCAAGCTGCTAGCAAGGACTTTAACGAGAAACTTGCCAAGCTGAACGCACAGCAGCGTGAAGATCTCCGCATGTCAGATGCTAACTACGTGCCCGGTCCAGATCTGGGCAATCCTATGCATCGTAAGGCACAGAAGAAAATCGTAGCGAAGAAATCCCTTGAAGATGACCTCAAAGCACTACTCGGTGACAAAGCCGAATCTGCACTCTTGAAACTTATGGGCGGTGGACACATCATCCCGGATAAGAAATGAATACACTACTTCTCGTATGGTCAGATCAATTTGGATGTTGGGCAGCGCACAGTATCCATGAGAATGCCCACGACGCGCTGGAAACTGCAGTAAAGAACGGCATTCTCCAATTCCGAATCGAGCCAGCATAATGTCTAACAAATCTGAATCTGAAGCAAGCACTGGATTCCTACTCGTATTTCTGTTTGTGTCTGTAGGCTACGCAGTAATCAAGCTGCTTGGTCAACTCTGAAAGCCCGGCAAGAAACTAAAACAATATGACAGAGCACATCAAATGCCCTGTATGTGATAAGATCGCAGTTGAGGTTAGTCAGATTCATCTCTCGAAGGAGACTCTGATTAAGCTCCGCTGCGGTCATGTCATGAAGCAGGCGAAGATACTGGTTAAGGAACCGCCAGCATCCTTACCCGAATTCAAGTCGAAGTCTGGCAAGACTCCGTTCCCGTTTCAGAACGTTACTATCGAGTTTATTTTCGCCGCGGGAGGCCGCTGCCTTATCGCACACGAGCAAGGTCTAGGCAAGACTGTTTGTGCTCTATGCGCGCTAGCGAAAGCTGCTAGTATGCTTCCGGCCTTAGTTGTTTGTAAGGGCAACCTGGCTATTCAGTGGATGAAACAGTCATGCGATTGGTTGCCGGGTGATGTTTTCCCACAAATCATTGAGACATCTAGGGATTTCATACTCCCAAACATGCACCTCTACATCATCTCCTATGATCTTCTCAGGCGTATGCCTGAAAGTTTCTTCGAGAGACAGTTTACTACCGTTATACTCGATGAAGTTCAGCACATCAAGTCCACATCCAGTGCCCGCACAGACAAGGTTCGTCATATCTGTAGGAACGCGAAGCACATTATCGGCCTTTCCGGCACGCCGATTAAGAATCATGCAGGTGAATACTTCACGATTCTCAATCTACTGAAGCCTGAGCGGTTCCCAAGCAAGGAATACTACTACCACAACTTTGTAGACACTTACTGGAATGGCCGGGCTTTCGCGGTCGGTGGCTTGCAAGATCCCGAATATTTCCGCCAGCGAACTAAGGACTTCATTATCAGGTATGAGCAGAAAGAAGTCTTGCCTGACCTACCAGCGTTGAAGCGTAACTTCCAATACTTCGACATTGATAAGGTCATGCGGGATGCCTACAACAAGCAGGTGAAAGAACTGCAAGACTTCATGGATGAACATGAGGACGGCGCGTATTCATTCCAGAACTACAGCGCGGTTATTGCATATATCACTAAGATGCGCCAGATTACCGGCGTATCGAAGGTTGCTTCTACTGTGGAATACGTGCAGGAGATTCTGGAGAATACAGATCAGAAGGTCATCATCTTCCTGCATCATCACATCGCCCGCGATTTAATGTTTAGGGCATTCGACGCCGCGCAGGTCAAATACCTAGCCATTACCGAGTCTGATAACTCGGACAAGCGTGACAAGATCAAGCAGCAATTCATTAACGGTTCCGAACGTGTCTTGATTCTCGGCACGCTTTCCAGTGGCGAAGGTATCGATGGTCTACAGGAAGTTTGTAACCGTATGATTGTCATGGAACGTCAGTGGAATCCAGCCAATGAAGAACAAGCTGAGAAGCGCCTGCACCGCATAGGGCAAGACAACCCAGTTGACGTTGACTACCCTATTGCATTGGGAACTATCGACGAATTCTTCACGGAACTCGTCGAGAAGAAACGTCAGTGGTGCAAGGAAACATACGGTGATTCCGGTCAAGTCAAATGGGACGAAACCAGTATCATCAAAGATCTAGTCTCATCTATCACTCAGATTCGTGGCGGTAAGAAATGGGCATTGGCATAAAGGCACACAAAGACTTTCAGATTTTCCTGGCCGGATGGAACGCCCGGTTGAAATTGGAAAGCATTAGGAAAGAAATCATTCTTCCTTCCGAAATCATGATCGCTTCGGAAGCATTCCAAGACTGGAGAACAACCCTTATGGCAAAGCAAAAACAATCGCGGGGTTTCGCCAGTATGGACCCTGAAAAGCAACGCGAAATCGCTCGGCTAGGCGGTAAAGCTGGTCATCGTTTGGGCCGCGCCCATACGTGGACTAGTGAGGAAGCTCGTAAGGCGGGACAAAAAGGCGGAGCGGCCACCGTTAAGGCGAAGGAGAACAAACAATGAGGTATTCAATGTGGGACGGTAACGACAACTTCGTTAACTGGTTCAATTCCGCGGCGGAATGTTTGGCCTATGCTGAAAAGCATATGCTCCTGAAGTTCCGCATTGATTACGCGGAAACTAACAACGGGTAATCATGTTCAAGCTACCTCACGGCAAGTCCGAATACTTCATCTACACAATAGATGAACTGAAGGCATTAGGAATCGAGCCGAACCCATATCTTTACATTGGTATGGGTTGGTTCGCTTGTCCAGTGTGCGATCGAATGACTTTCTTTAAAGGCTATTCGCACAAAGGACAGGCAGACGAGTTTCTAGTGTGTGATAAGTGCAAGACTTGCTATAGAAAGAACGAGATTCCAAATGAATGAACTGATGTTCATGGGCAATCTGCTTAGTGCGGCCAAACATCACAAAGCAACTTGTAACAATGAAGACTGCGACGTATCCTTGCTAATGCTGCAACAGACTGCGGAGTATATCTTCAATACCGCATCGTTCCGTAGCATTAGGGACATGAAGGAAGGCGAAGACATTCTGCGGGAATTCAAGGAGCTAAAGAAATGACTAAAACAATCGATGAAACAATCGCACAGCTAGAGAACATCGGCCAGCTAGACCCGAACTGCCTAGACTGTAAGGCATACTTCTATCCAAGATTGCGCGAAGGTATGCAGTTTCACAATATCTTCGCACCAAGGCATCAAGCTATGCTGACCTGCAAGTCTGGCAAACACAATCATTGCACGTGTGATACGTGCTTCTAATGGAACCCGAAGACTACGAAACAATTTCTCGGCTACCTCGTGAGCCGTTCATTCTTACTGAGTCGGAGGCTATTGCCCTGTGGAAATTCATGCTTGAGTGTGGTTACATTTCGCATGAGTTTCACGAGGACGTTCACAAGATTTGGAGCAAACTCGATAAGTTCGTCAATAAGACTGTTAACTAGCCGCGAACAGAGGGAACAAAGCCCGGTTAAACTTCTAATCCTTGAGGCTTGACTGGCAACGGGCTTTGTTTCTTCTATTGGAGGCTAAATGCGTTATTACTGTTGGGAATGTAGAAAGTCCGTAACATCAGAACTACCCGATGACTCAGCAATTCGTGCCGTTTTAGTTTGCCCAGAGTGCATCGGTGCAGGTAGAGTAATCTTTCCTGAGGGAAGACATGAAGACAAAGAAACGACAGATCCAGGCAAGACTGAAGAACCGCAAGCAGGTTTCCGCATCCGTGGAACGGGCAATTCGTAAGGCTGTTGAACAAACGGCGCAGCGGTTCCATTGTTCTATGGCTATGGTGCAGAACGTTGCACTAGCCGAGTTTTTTGGTATTGATCCGTTTGAGGATTTCCGTGGCGAAAAAACCGAAGCTAGGCAAGTCCGAGCAAACAAGAGTAATTCTCTCAACCGGAGACAAGTATCAGTTGTGCATTAGTAAGCCTGAGCGAGATCCCCGACATAGAGTTGAAATCGGTATCAGACTTAAGGCGGGAACTTTTGATGTGGAATCAAACTACATCGCTGTTCTTGTCGAGGACGAAATGCTACGGGTTATCATTCGTGACTTGCAATCCCGGTTAGGAACCGCACATTAAGGAACTTACCGAATGAGCAACGAACTTAACGGGAACCAATCTGGCGCGGCTAATTCTAATATTGGTTTCTCTGGCACGCAATCGGGTATGTCGTGGAACCAAAAGGCTAATCTTGTTCAGTTCTTTCGTATGTATCGTTGCATTACCTTCGTCCACGGAGACTGCACTGGTGCTGACGCAGAGGCGCACAAAATAGCCGAGAAATACTTCGAGACTCTGTTGGCTAACAAGGAAACCATAGAGCCTCGAATCGTAGTGCATCCAGCATTGAATCCAATGAAGCGGGCTTACACATTAGGACGTAAGCATGAGTTCTTAGTTGGTGATTTCTTGCTGGATGGCATCTGTTACGAACAGGTCGCCCCGCAGAAATATCTAGACCGTAACAAGCATATCGTTGACGCGACTGATATCCTTTTGGCCTGCCCTAAGGAACAAGAGATGACCATGCGATCGGGAACGTGGGCAACAATCCGATACGCATGGTCGCAAGTTCAGCGCACTGGCAAGAAAGTAATAGTAATACCGCCCAAAGGGCGCATCATTGAGATAAGCGAATAACATGGACAACATAGTCGTAGACTCACAAATGCTGAATGCTCTAAGTTCATGTGCGTATCGCATGAACTTGTCATTCATTCAGCGACTCGGACCCAAAGCCGAGATGCAAGATCCGTCTAAGGTTGCTCTACTTGAATCGGGAGATCTGCTTCATGCGATTTTTAAGGTGTTTTATACACTACGCATTGAGCGTCCTGATCTTTCTTATTCTCGTTGCATTGATCTATCTTGCAACTTCGGACGCACTTATGCCATCAAACTTAATCAAACCCTAGATGAGAGCGAAGACATTCTCTTTCATGCCGTAGAATACTTTAAGTTCTATGAGGGCGAGATTTGGGTTCCCATGCATGTGGAGAAACCCTTCGCGGTGAAGCTCTATGAGTCAGAGGAAGACAACCTTCGCATCATATATGATGGTATCGTTGATCTTATTGTTGATACTCCTGGTGGTCTATTGGGAGTTGACCATAAGAAATCTGGCCGTAAGCTCGACGGTGCTGGTCTGGCTTTGGCTAACCAGTTCAAGGGCTATGCTTGGGCGCTGAACATGCGGCACTTCGTAGTGAATGAGGTCGGAGTGCAGAAGACCAAGAAACCCGCCGATAGGTTCTTAAGGCATACTCTCCTCTACACTGATGAAATCATCGAGGAATGGCGCAAGAACGTAATCTACAGAGCACAAGAACTCGCGTTTTTTCTTAAGAACAATACCTGGCCTCAGAACTTTACGGCCTGCAAGATGACGCCGGACGGGCAATATCAAATCGCGTGCAACTACGCTGAAATCTGTAAGACTGACCCCGGTAAGCCACGCGACTTCGTGAAAGCTGAATTCTTTGCGGAGAAACCTGAATGGTCCCCGCAAACTCGTGACGTAGAAATAGACGCTATCATGGCTGAACTGGTGCAGTCAGCATGACGCCGGCTACGCCAGCTATCGTTTTCAAATGTCCATACTGTAAGTGCGAAGACCAGTCAATGCTTGAAGTTTACTATCGTAAAGAGGAACCAAGCATTAGAGTCTTTTGCAGTCAGTGTGGTAAAACTTGGGGATTATATTCCAATGGCGAAACACATCCATCGGTTCCAGAGGCGGACAATCGGTAAAGACAAGGACTACATTGTCTATGCCTGTGTTCTGCCTAGTTGTTTTACTTACTACCCGGAGGACATGATCGTAGGTAAGGAATCTCTCTGCAATCGTTGTAAGGAGAACGTTTTCGTAATCAAAAAGAACTCGTCCAGCAAAATTCCACACAAGCCACATTGTAAGGAATGCACACTTGCTCCAAGAAATCCCGAACTCCGTAAGAAACCGGCTAAGCGTGTTCATAGGCTGGTTGTGGAAGACATTACTAAGATGCTTCTCGACTAAGGAAACAACCATCGTAGACCTTTATGAATTCTTGGAGGACAGGCAAGATGAAGGCAGATCTGATAAACGAACTCGCCCGGTTGAGAGACGAACTCCGTAACGTTTCTACTAAGATCGACAACGCTATCGAGAACGCGACCGAGGAAGCTAACAAGCCGAAGACTACGTTCTCTACTGGTCCGGCCACCCCGGTTAGTTTCGTAGTGCTTACGGAACCCGAGGAAGATTTCCTCCGTAACTGGATGGATTCTAATGCAAAGCCACAGTTCACTGATTGGGAACGCAGCTTCCTTGATTCGGTTCTTCAACGCAATATGTCGTATCCCACGATCAAGCTGACCCAGAAGCAGTATGAATCCTACATCAAAATCTTCCTCAAGCACGAGGCCGCTAAGTGAAAGCATCTGACTACGTGCCACACACACGCATATACGGTCTATTCAAGGGAGACCCCGGAACTGGAAAGTCTATCGCGGCTATGTCTTGGGCGGCTAAGGGCAAATGCCGCGTTATAGACTTTGATGGTAAGATTGGTGCGGCCATCAATTTCTACAAGGAAACGTGCAAGCGACCGGATATCATCGACAACCTGGAATACTTCCAGTATAAGACCTACAACGATGGCATGTTGGACCTGGCTGAGTGGACCGACGATCCGACGTTTAATCGTCCAGGTAATACAATCATCATTGACACACTTACTACTGGTGTTGATTCTATGCTGGTTGACATCGGTGCCATTAAGGGTAAGGAAAAAGCCAAGGACAAGCTCAAGTTCGTTGGCAATATCCAAGTCTCGGACATTGAAGACTTCAACGCGGAGACTTCAGCCCTTACCAGGCTAGTGCAGGGAACCAAGTTTAAGCTGGAGTGCAACTTCATTATGATTGCACACGTTGTCCAGACTAGACAGAACATGCTTGATGGATCGGTCAAGTCTTCTCGGCAGCTTATTACTGCGGGTAAGAAAATCGCAGCTAAGTTGCCTGCATACTTTGATGAAATATATCACTTCGATTCCAATCAGGACTTCGGAGATACAAACGCCATCAGGGCTACGAAGTATCTGTGCTATACTAAACATTCAGGTGACGATTTCGCCCGGACTAGCCTTAAACTACCCGAGAAGTTCGACTTCACTAACCGGGGCCTCTATGATCTTTGGATCAAGGAGCTCGATTACATTAAGTTATAAGGAGATTGACCTCTAATGCCTATCGACAAGCCTTACGCATATCACAAGCCCAGCCCGGCTGGACTCGACGCGATAAACAAACTTCGCGCACACTTCTCTGAGGGTGAGCGTTTGATTCGTGAAGTCTGCCCGGTTTCGCGGCATCAATCCGTGGCACTTACTAACAATGAAACGACTGCCATGTGGGCAATTAAGGCGGTCGTCTTTAACGATCCCGATTCCGAAATCGAATGAAGATCAAGGACATTCCGTGGCAGGACTTGGACACCCCGCGAAAACTATTGTTGCAGCGATTGTTACTCCATACCACGGAGAACGCTAACGAATGCTGGATGTGGAACGGAGCTATAGCCGGGTCCGGTGAGGGCCAGCCACATGCTACAATCAATACTGAGAAAGGTCCAAGGCAGATTGGCCTTAACCGGGTAGCTTGGCACATCTTCCACGATATGCCATTGCTGGGTTCTAAGCACATACAAGTCTCACGCAACTCGGAAATCTGTGACGAACAGCGGTGCTGGAATCCAGAACATTTCGAGTCTATAGATCTGGACTACGACTAGTTTCTCGGGGGTAGCGCATCCGTTAACACGCTGCGGTGCATGACCGTTTCATGCTTGCTAACGACTAACACAAGAGACAAAAAACACTATGGGAACCAAGTTCACTGTTTCGCAGGACGATGTCAACAAGACCAAGCTCTTGAATCCGGGTTGGTTTCTGTGCGAGATCGTTGACTATATCGAGAAGGCCGCGGCGAAGGACGGTTCCATGAACCGTTTCTTCAAGTTCTCGGTTATCGAGGAACCGAACGCTGGCGTGGTTGTGCAGTGCGTTATGAACGAAAAGTTCATGCCGTTGCTGCCGGACTTCGTTAAGTCTTTCGGCGCGGAGTTCGCGGTAGGCGCTACGTTCGATCTTGAGGACACGAAGGGTCGCAAGATCATGGTTCACGTTAAGCGTGGCGAATACAACGGTCGCCCGACTAACGAGGTTGACGGCTTCCGCGCGGCGGCCTAGACCTTAAGTTTGTCTAGCCTGGGATGCCGGCCTAATATGTTGAATAAGCTGGCAGCTAGTATGGTGTGTGACCATACAGCGGAGGCCAGTCCCAGGCTAGGCAATTTATGCGGGTGTGGTGGAACTGGCATACACAGCGGACTTAAAATCCGTCAAATGTCTTATCAACATTTTGAGGGTTCGACTCCCTCCACCCGCACCATTGGAGAACAAATGCCACCAAGAATTCCAGAGTTTCACGCTACGTTAGCGAAGATCGCAACACTACACGAAGCGAAGAATCAAGATTACGCTACGGATAAAGATCCGTTCTCGAACTTTGTCTTCACCGAAACTGCCATTGAACTGTTCAGGAACAACGCCGACAAGACTTTCGTATGGCCTATCGCGACTAAACTGGCCCGGTTAAGCGTTCTATTGTCTAAGACCGGCCTGCCCAACTTCGAGTCTATCGAAGATTCCTTTGATGATATTGCTACGTATGTCATTCTTTGGAAGTGCGCCTACATGCGGGCACATAACCCACAGTATCCAGATCCACAGGCTTCGGAAAAAGCACGAATTGCCTACGAGAACCAGACTAACGATCCATCAGCTTTAGGGAGATTAAACTATGCCGGGACAGATCACGAAGGAAAATCTGCAGGATTCCCTCACGTATCACCAGCCCAACGCCGAGCAGCAGAAAGTAATCAACGAGATCCGCGCACTCCTGATCGAGATCGGTAATAAGGTTCTTGATCGGGTTCCCATTGGTGCAGATCGCGAGCGTGCGCTTGCGACGATGCGTGACTTTCGTTTGCAGGTAGAGCAGGCCATCTACCTTAATGGTCTGGTTTAGGAGAACACATGTATCTTCAGGACGAAGTAGATCCCACTGACGAACCGAACGGTGAGAACGATGACGAAACCGTTAACGTTATCGAGGATGACGATGACGACGAATTCGAGGACGATACCGTCGAACTCGAAGACGATGAAGACGATGACGATAACGAGGACAAGGTAGAGCCGGTAGAGTAGGGTATGAGGGGGGACTTCGGTCCCCCTTCTCCCGCCACATTTCTATATGGCTAACTTCGTTCCGGGAACCGGACCTCGTGGCGCTAAGATTATGTTTGTTGGGGAAGCTCCCGGCAAGCATGAAGACGAAATGCGTCGTCCATTCGTTGGTGATTCAGGAGAAGTCCTTGGAATCTTATGCGATGAGGTTGGAATCGACCTTAGTCGTTGTTATGTTACTAACGTTCGTAAGTATCGTCCTCCTAATAACGACTATACTAAGTTCTCCATTGATGAACCGTCTTTGGAGTCGCAACACGCCTTACTCGGAGCTGAGATCAATAGTGTCAGCCCGAACATTATTATTGCGCTCGGAGACAAGGCGCTTCAAGCTCTTACTGGGCACACTGGCATTAATAAATATCGCGGTAGCATTCTTAAGTGTGTATACAATCCTCAGCCAAAGGTTCTAGCCACCTTTCACCCGGCTAATCTGGTAAGGATTAACAACGACGAACAACAAACAGCGGGGATGTTTAAGTATGCCCACAAACAAACAATCCGACTCGACCTCAAACGAGCCCTTGAGGAGAGTAACTACCCAGATTTTAGACTCCCTGAGCGTTCCATTGAAATCTGCCGATCTTCTATTGACCTCCAGCGATTCATTGATAGATCAGATCGATCGCGACCTCTATCAGTTGATATTGAAGCACTACGATGTATTCCAATCTGTATTGGGATATCCTATTCACCACACGAAGCTATTAGTATTCCACTATTCAATCGCCTTTCCGCCATCAACTATGAAGGCATTTCTGGAACGGAACTCGCATACATTTGGAAAGATCTTGCCGAAGTGCTCCACGACTCCAGAATCATCGGTCAGAATTTCAAATACGACGAAGACAAGATTTATCGATTAGGCTTTCGTGTGAAACTCTGGGGCGATACGATGCTCCTTGCCCACACGATTAACCCTGAAATGCCTAGTAAGTCTCTGGCATTCCTCGCATCAATCTATACCAAGGAACCATTCTGGAAGGATGACGGTAAGGACTTTTTCTCGGGTAAGAAATCGCAGCGTGAGTCGTTCGAGAAGCTTCTAATCTATAACGGTCGTGACGCGGCTGTGACTGGCGAACTACATGAGAACATGCTTGCCGAAGCTCGTGAGCTTGACCTTGAGGAATACTACTTTTCGTGCATGATTCCCCGGCATAGGTTCTATCTCGATATGGAGCGCGTTGGCTTCAAGGTCGATGAGAAAGTCCGTGAACAACTACTTGACAAATACTTGATGCTATATGAGCAAATCCACGCTGCGACTCATGAAGTTCTTGGTTATGAGCTCAATGTTAATAGCAACCCTCAAGTTACTAAGTGCTTGTATCAAGATCTCAAATTTCCTTATAGATTCAAACGCGGAACTGCAAACTCCCCTAAGCCCTTACTGGTCGCCGACGAAGAAACTATAACCGCGCTGCTCGGCAACCACGCTAAGACTCCGAAACAGAAGTCTGTAGCGCAGAACATTCTTGACGAGCGCAAGATTCGCAAGACCATTTCAACCTATGTCACAGCAAAGTCTGACTATGACGGGCGGATGCGAACTAGTTATAACATTACTGGTGCTACAACTGATCGCACTAGCACTAGTAACATATCTGCTCCTGTCCGGCCCGAAAAATCAATGGGCCTGGGGTTTCAAACTCTTACTAAGCATGGCGATATTGGTGCCGATATTTGCGAAATGTTCGTCCCAGATGACGGGTATGTTTTTCTAAACGCGGACTTATCGCAAGCCGAGGCCAGAGTAGTATTCGTCTTAGCTCAGGAGTGGGAAACACTGAAGTCTCTTGATGATCCTGCATTTGATATGCACTGGAAGACTGCCAAGATTTTCTTCAAGGAACTGCCGGAGGTCTATGCCTGTAAAACAACACTTAGTAAAGAAGACCCGCGTAGATTTATCGGTAAAACTATTCGACACGCAGGGCACCTTGGTGCTGGAAAACACCAAGTCATGGAGAGCGTCAATACAGACGCTAAGAAATACGGAATTGATCTTGCGATTTCCGAATGGAAAGCAGGTCAGTATTTGGAAGCCTTCCACGGAGCAAATCCGAATATTAGATCGGTCTTCCACCAAGGAATCGATGAACTTATAGCCAACACTCGCACCTTGGTCGGACCCCGGTTAATTGATCCCCGTGGGGATCGTATGCGGGTTGGACGTAGGAGGCAATTCTTTGAGCGTTACAATTCTGAGCTACTCAAATCTGCTCTTGCTGATATCCCTCAGCATACTATTTCTAACCAGACCAAGTTCGCAGGGATACGAATTTCTAACCGCATACATGGTATTAGATTTGTTCTGGAAGGCCACGATGCACTTCTGGCTTTGGTCCCGAAACAAGAAGTTGATCTCCATGCTAGAATCTTTCGAGAAGAACTCGAACGATCAATAGACTTCTCGGATTGCTCATTGCCGCGAGACTATCGCTTGGTCATCCCGGCTGATTTCTCTATTGGTGAAAAGAACTACAAGGATCTTGTCAAACTTAAGGGGGTCTAGATGACGTTTGAATACGTAGCTGACGGCGAGGAACTTCCGAAGCCCAAGGGTGTATTGGCATCGACCGACGTTAACGTGGTCGTTCCGATCATCTTCGAGTTTCTGAGTAAGATGGCTTCAGTCCCGGATAAGATTGGTATTGCAGCCATTCAGATCAAGCTGGATTCCAACACTGATGAGTCCGATCAAGCCGTTGAATTTCTACAGCGATTCAAGGCTACCAATAAGGTGCAATTCCGGGTCAAGGATGGTTCGCTCTTTCACTATGTGAGCGATAGGAAGACCACGCCACTCGACCGGATCGTATACATCGTTCAGATTCCCTGAACTTGCGATGTCATGGCTTGATGACATACTGAAAGCCACGAGAGAATTCGAGAGCCCGCCTAAATTCTTCTATTGGAGTGCTCTCGCGGCATTATCAGCGATTACGAAGCGTAACGTTTACCTTAGGAAGAAATCGGGCAAGTCAACGGCATACACGTTATATCCAAATATATACGTGTTTCTAGTTGCTAAATCCGGACTCCGCAAAGGAGTCCCGATTAAAATGGCCCGGAAGCTTGTCAAAGAAGTAGACAATACACGACTGATCGTTGGGCGTAGCTCCATCCAGGGAATCCTTAAGGAGATTGCAACAACATACACCACCGAATCGGGCAAGGTTCGGGATGATGCGGCGTTCTTCCTATGTGCATCGGAGTTTCGCTCTAGTTTGATCGGAGATCCTGATGCACTCGTTACTCTTACTGATCTGTATGACGGAGATTTTACTGGAGACTGGCAGTATCTTCTCAAGAACGCTGAAGGCACTTCTTCTAAGCTTAGTGATATCTATGCTGTGCTTCTTGGCGGGTCGAATCCTACACATCTCAAAGAGAAAATCTCTAAGTCAGATATTAACGGTGGATTTATAGGCCGGTCCTATATCATCTACGCAGACAAGAAAGGCAAACTTAATCCACTCACAGACGATATCTATGACGAAGACGAAGAAACTGAGGCCGACGAGGTAGAGGCATTAGACTACAAGGAACTATCTAAGCATCTAATCGAAGTCTCCAACATTCGAGGACGATTTCGTTTCCATCCAGAGGCAAAAGACTACTACGACGATTGGTATATAAAGCTCAACAATGCAGAATTCGAGGACAAAACTGGCACACTAGACAGACTTCACGACCACGTTCTTAAGGTCGCAATGCTGTTGTCCCTCACTAAGAATCAAACGCTGATTCTTAATAAGGACGACATAGAAGACGCAGTTGAAGCTTGTAATGAACTAGCCGGTAATGTCAACCGTGCCATGTTGCCTTCTGGAACTTCGGCCTTCGCCGACCAGACTGCAACAATTCTGCAGGAGTTGCTTAATACCAAAGGCCATGAGTTATCGCGCCGCAGAATTCTGCAGAAATTCTGGGGTGATTTAGACGCCTTTGATTTGGATCGGATCAAGGAAACTTTGATCCAGAAGGACGCTGTAGATATTCGTCGTTGTGGTAAGGACGAATTCTATAAGCTAAAACGTTGGGTAATCGAGAAGTATCTCAACTTCGCTAAGGAGCCAGAGGACTAATGCCACAGCCGCCCGAAGAAATCATGCAAGCGTTGAAGGATTACTGTGAAACCCGGGACATCGGTTTGATGATGCTGGGCAATGAAGCCGGAATCACAGTAATCCTTATGGGTCCAAAGAATATCGGGGCTGGACTCGCTGCAGTTGGTGCCTGTTCTATGATCCTCAATGATCTAGTGGCAGGCACCATGCAAAATCGACCGGCTGAAGTAAAGCCCAGCCCGATTAATTAAGCCTAAGCGTAGGCCCGGTTATACCGAATACTTGTAGCAGCCAGACGATCAAGAACAGGACTACAATTACTCGGATAATCATCGTGATAGGTGGTGATAGGGGAATGTATGTCTCAACCAGATACAGGCATAACCCTATCACTACTAAGACTACGACCAGACTGATTAAGCTCATTTTGACTCCACATTGACACCGGCGCCTAAAGCGTCACCGATGATTAACGGCGCGTAGCTTGGATCTTCTTGCATGATCTCATAGAGATTCTGATACGTCATTGGCGTGAACAGTGTCTTGCTGATAGTGTTCTCGAACGGATTCAGGCTAGTGAGATTCAGCCCGCGCTTCTTGGGACCGTATCTTTCCTTGCGGTTTGCCAATGCCATAAGCAGTGCTAACGGCGGAGACATCTGGTTCTCAGCGAAGTCCTCGAACTTATCCACTACGTCACCGTAGATCGGATTACCACTAGTCAAGTCTACAACACGACCACGCTTAGTCTTTGACTGCCCTGTTCTAGTCCTCTCCGCTAAGGTCGCATACTTACCAAGCCCGCCAGAATACTCCGCAGTAACTCTCTTACCAAATCGAGACTTACCGTAGTCAGAGCTACGCATATCAGGCTCATTCTTTCCGCCTAAGAGAGTCCCGTATATGAACGCCAAGCTAGCGGTAATACCGGCATAGGAAAGCAACTGCTTGCCATGCTCAATAGCCATGATCCTTTCGGAACTTGGCCCCTTAAAGAAGCCCTTAACGGCCTTCCTGGGTAGATCGAGCATCTTGATAATCTGATCTACGTTTGACTTCAAATAACGCGGGGCGAACAGAGCTAGGTTAATACCCTTAGCCAGTCCCTCATGCTCAAAGTCATGCTTATTCCAGGCTATCTTACCCTTAAAGAATGACTGCTCCTTAATGCCTAATCTACTACGCCCAGAAGCCTGATTTACCTCGTCTGCAATCTTGACTGCAAGCTCGATATTGTCGGGATTATGCTTCTCTGCAAAGGCTTTTTCTTCAGCAGTCTTAGCAGTCCTCATCAGGCTCTCATACAGCTTCTTATAGTTGCTGTATAGTGAGTTTGCAGCACCAAGCCTGATGATAGCCATTGCATCCTGATATGCCCGATTAGAAGCCCTAGCAGGATTGACCACACCAAACGTAGCCTTATCGAAGAACTTCTCAGCAAGCTCCAGCCCGGCAGTAACTTCCTCAGTAGTGGTGTTAAGGTTTATGTCAGAGTGTAAGCCAGCAAACTCAGCCCACGATCTGGGTTCCTGCTTATCCTTGCCGACCTTCTGCCCGTTAATGTGAGTGGCATACTTCATCTTGGCTTTGATAAGCTCATGATTCGCTGCTTTAGCCACGAATTTCTTGTGGCTACCCTCACTAGCGAAGGAACCAAACTGCTGCCATAGAGCTTTCCACCAGAATGGTCTGCCCGCGAAGTTTTTCCCCTGCCTAAGAACCGGGCCGAGATCTCCTATGGTCTTCATTCCATGCGCGAAGTTAAAACTACCAACTACAGCCTTCTCGAATGGGGTAGTCTTGTCTACTTTCGCTTCAGACTTGGGGGCTCTGACACTGATAGGTCTTGGTTGGGGGATTCGGTCGAACCTATTAGATTGAGATTGACCCCCGCCATTGTTACCGCTAGCAGTTCCGCCTTTTTGTCCTCGGGGACTATCTGGGGGTCGTTTGCTATTAATTCCAATTTTGACAAGATCATCATCCTTGCCTTTGGTTCTCCCGCGTGAATCATTATAGATTTGTAGAACTTCTGATATTTCGGGACTAATTCCCCCTGATCCATCATCGAATCCCCTTCCTAACTGATCCATCATTTCTACGGTAAATTGGCCGCCTAATTTGGAATGCAGATCAGCATCCCTATAGGAATGATTCTTATCGTGGCCGCCACCGGGTATGTGGGCTATTTCGTGAATCAACGTAGTAAGCAGGTTTGTAGTTAACTGATCAATTGGAGCACCATGCTTCTCCGCTAAATTCAACAGCTCCATTACGTTGATCATAATGGCAGAGTTCTCCATATCATCTGGACGTGGGATATGGATACCTAATACAGTTCCATCCGCATCGGGAGCCTGGAACAAAAGACCGAATTTCTTCAGACGTTCTGAAGGATATTTGAACTTAGCTGAGTAAGATTCTGGGGTCCATCCAAGAGAATCAGCTAATTCAAGAATCTTATTATGGACTTCCTCCATATCCTTCAGAGCTTTAGTTAAAGCTGGATTAGATGCAATAGCCTCTAACTCCTCTGGAGTTAGTAATTTGCCATCATCTAAGTAAGTTAGTTCTGTTTCACCATTCGGGTGAAATTCAGCAATGTTGTCATACTGTCTTTGGACAGCAGCAACCCGCTTTTTAGTTACACCCGTTATGATGTTTTCGCGAACCCATTTATTGATGGCGTCAGTTACTTTATCCTGTATCTGTTCTCTATTAGCACCAAATGGGTAGTCGTCATGGCCTTCCTCAACAGTAGCAATAATGTCTGCTACGATTGAACCAGGCACGTTTTCTGTGGGCGCACCATAGGACAGTTCATCGGTCCCTTGATACATACCCTTGTTCATCTTATGAACTTTAGCCGATACGTGTTCTTCCTTGGGAGTAATGCCGTAATGTATATTTACCTTGGCACCAGGAGTGTCAATAGTATCAACAAGTTCTGGTAATGGCTTCGGTTTATGGACTCTTTCTATGCCTTTTATGTAGTTATAATCTGTTGGTTTAATTGGATTTTCGTGTGTTTCGTCTAACCACTTACGAGCATGTTCAGGATGAACACCATAATCCTGAGCGAGCAGTATACCAGACTGAGCAGACGGAGAATTTTCCGTCATGTTTTTGGCCCAGTTAGCAGCTTCGTAGAATGATTGTGTGCTCCTATCATACCAGGTTGTTACTTCTAGCCCAGTTGGAACCTCATTGCCTACACTTTCCTCGTTAAGTGGGACACCACGAGTTTCTTCTACAACTTCAGCAGGCTTTAATCGTTCAGGTGTTCCTTCAAAGGTAAATCTCTTTCTACCCTTTGGGGTATCAACTACTGATGTAACTTTAGCCCACTTACCGCCTAAGAATGGGGCTGCTTTAGCGAAGCCAAATCCGCCTGAAGCGGATTCTACACCAGCCTTGCCGGTCTCACCAATATTGGTCAGAACAGTATAGATTTCCTCTGGCATTAAGCCACGACCACGATCACGCACAGTTATAGATTTGCCTCTATCTCCACCATCAGTTATAGGATTTGAGGCATCACTATCTATAAGAACTCGAACTGGTTCCTCAATACCAAACTCTTTGTGCTCGTCAAACGCGTTCTGCAGCAGTTCCTTAACAGTCGTAACTGATCTCGGTCTGGTGTATAGGGAAGAACCAAGGACATCAAGAGTCCTTCTATTGGCTCCGCCCATTGCTACGTTATCGAGTCCAGTGTTGCCTTCCTTGTATTTCGGAACCCGCATTTCCTGTGGCTTATTACCCTGCTTCTTATCATACATGGCCTGAGCTACGGCATCAAGGTATGCTTCATGACTACCGCCACCGGACTTAGGCTCGTATACTATTGAGTCTAAATCAATGCCCATATCCCTAGCGCGTTGTAATTGTGCATCTGCAGCAGCCATGCGTTCTTTGAGATTCCGCATACCGACACCTACGGCAGAGGCACCTTTCTCGCTATCAAATCCAAGATCAGGACGCATCGTATTGGATCTGAAAGCCCGCTTGGGATTACTCCTAGATTCCTGTGGGAACTGACCCTCAAAATCCTCACCCGGTCCACGAACGTTAAGAACTTCACCAGTCTTAGGATCTATAACATCACCCTGAGCAGTCCGACGAACTCTAGGCTTCTCAGTTTGTGGCGGAGCCACAGGTAATGAGCTTGGCCTATCAGGGCGTAGATTAAAACTTGGAGCTATAGGTGCATCGGGTGCTAACGTGGGCGGTTCTATAGCTGGCTCAGGTTCCTGCTGGACAGGATTAAGCCTTGGTAGGAATGGCTCAGGATTCCTAGCTGGTAAGGCACTTACTGGAGGTTCTATAACCGGGCTAGGCGGTGCCTGAGTTGGCGCCTGCGGAGGTGCCTGCAATACGGGAGGTTCTACTGGTAACGTTAACTGCTCACCCCCGGCTGGTTTTCCAAACACTAAACCGCCCGGCGTAGGCTCCAAAGGCGACGGGGGCATTACTGGTCGAGGCGGAGCTATAGTGGGGAATCTAGCCTTGTTGCTCTCGTCTATAGCAGCCCGTTCTTCAGGGGTATAATAGACTGGCCTATTAAGCCTAGCATCACTACCAGCTATAGTGCTGCCCCACTCAGGCTGGCCTTGGATTATTGGCGGCTCGCCTTCAATGGGATCTAGCGGAGCGTCTACGTTAAACTGTGTAGGGTTATTGATAGTGGGTGCTAAAGGCGGCAATACCCCACGGATTTCTTGTGCTCCACCTGGCCCGCTTAAAAATCTACGCGGGGCTTCTAATCCACCGGGCGGCGGAATTCGAGGTGTTACTGAGGTTAGCGCACCTTCACCACTATAACCAATAGGCCCAGTAATTCTTGGAATATTGGACACGCCCGGGGGGCGCATATTAGTCCCGGCGAACTTTGCCTCATTAGGAATCCCACCAGTGAACATTTCACCTTTAGGATTCGGACGCACTCCGACCGCCCTCGGATCAGCACTCCCGGCTAAAAGTCCCCCGGCAGTTCTTGTGAGCCAAGCAGCATTAGCGGCTATCTGATCATCCTGCTGGAAAGGAATCTGGTCAGCTAGCCAGTTTGCACTTTCTTGAACGCCGGGAATATTAAGCCAGTCATCACCTACAAGATTAGGGTTGTTCTGAATCTCGTAAGCTAACTGAGGGTTGGTCTGCTTTAGCCTTCTAAACCTAGCGTCATGGTCTAGCCCCTCAAATCTCTGTTGCCATAGATCAGGGCTATTCTGTTTGTTAGGGCCAAACAAAGCACTATCTACACCAGGATGATCCCTTAAGAATTGACCAGTCCAAGTAGTCGGTTCTGGCTCATGGGAAGGAACTAATGGGACAGGATCACTATGGGACGGAGCTAGAGTTCCGACCCTATTCTGGTTAGTTTTACCCGTCCTTGTTTCTTCAGGCTCGAAAGCAGGATCAAAACTTCCTTCAGGTTCAAATGCAGGATCAAAGGCAGACTCCCGCTTTTTGGGCTTTAACGCTGGGTCATCAAAGATTGAAGGAAGTTGTGGCATTGTTATTCCTTTTTGTATCCCTGACCTTCGAGCCTTGCTACTTCTTCTTTCTTAACCTGCCCACGAGTTTTACCGTCTGGAGCTATCATCCACACATAACCGGGCTTAGGTGCAGTTCTTACTCTTGGGGGCGGTTGTGGCCCACGTCGCGGATTTGGTCCTGCTGGCGGAGTTACTGTTGGTTGGCCGGGCGTGACACTACCAGAATTATCACCAGGAACCGCGCCGGGTCCAGCAGCATCTTGACCAGTTCTAAGATATTCGTTAAAGGCATTAGTAGCCTTAACTACATCCTCGGGCTTTGGTCTATTGAACATACTGCTAGGCGGTATGATCCTAAAGCCACCAGTTGATTCATCAGGCTGGACCCATTCAGCCCATTCAGGATGATTTCTCTGGAACTCGCCAGCCCGGTTTTGATTCTGGACCTTTAAGTCTGCTGCTGTTTGTGGATTGTTCCCGCTTCTAATGTTAGCCACATCAATGGCATTCCTGTTTCGTGCGTCTGCTAATTCCTTGGCGTGCCTAGCGTTGATCTCTGCTAGACTCTCGGCATTCCTACCACGAGCATCAACAATGCTTAGAGCTCCCATGCTCTCAAGCATCTCCTGCTGCTCAAAGGTAAGACCTCTAAGAATCTTTGGATCTATTGGGATGAGAGTGCCGTCCTCCATTGCCTTAACGGCTTGCCCAGTGGTCCTATTGTATTCAATCTTAAGTAGACCCTTACTTGCCTGTCGCATGATTTCTAACCGGGCATCGTTGTATTCGTCCCTGATATCGAGGCCACGATTCCTAGAGTCTAATGTGCCAGTGCGATAACCAGACAGACTCTTGATCTGTTCCTGCTTATACCACTCATCAAATCCCTGTTTGTTCTGAGTTTCCTCAAGACTAGCAGCATCCTTATAGCCAGAAGTTGTAGTCTTCCATTCATCCAGGGCATTCTCGTATGGCGCCCGAACGATGCTACGAGACATATCAAAGGCCAGTTTAGGATTATTAGCTCCCATTCCAGCTAGGCCACCAAGCGCAATTCCACCAAAGATACGCTTCTTGGATGGCCTATAGTCTTCTTGCATAGGCTGATTTGCCAGAGAAGCTTTATACTGATTCAAGGAAGAATTCATGTATTTAGGTGGAGTAGAGATCGCTGGTTCCTCTACAGGCAGACTAGGATTAAATGGGTTCTGCGGTGGAGGCGTGCCCATAGGCATAGTAGCGAAAGGATCTTCCTCACCGGAAGCATTCATTTCGGCATATGGATCTAATGGATTCGGCTGGCGATAACCAGCGAATGGGTTCAGCTTGGAGAGAAAGTTATATCCACTCATGGTAGTTACTCAATATAGGATGAGTAGTTTGTTCCCATTCCACCCTTGCCTATCTTACTCGCCGCACCCAATGCTGTGCCTATACCACCAGTTAATGCACCGCCAGCAGCACCAGCAAGCCCACTAACTCCGGCCATCAATAACTGTTGGCCCATACCGGGAGTCATAAGGATCTGATTCAGCTGTTGGTTGGAAGCCTGACGATTACCATACTCGTCATCTATGTAACCACGCTGGAGATCAAGCTGATGTTCCATGGCATTAGTGTCTTGGTTGTATAAACCAGCCAGACCCTGTATACCAGTATTCTGCTGACCTACGTTAAAGCTGTCAGCATTCATCTTGTTGCCAATGTTAGCCAGATCTACGTCGGCTATGGCCTTAGCAGAAGCCTGAGCTAACGTATAACCTGCCATACGATACCTACTAATCGTATCCTGCAGCGTAGTCTCTACGTCAGCGGCGCCCATTAGACCCTTATACTTGTTACCAGTGCTAAGAGTCTGATAGGCATTCTCGGCGTTTGACATACCCTGAGCACCCCATTGGCGCCCCTGGTTGACAGCATTCTTAACGTTCATCTCTGAAGCCATACCGGCTTCATACATGCCTTTAGCGGCGTCTCGCCTTAAGGCTCGCGCCGCAGAATCGAATCCTGGCCCATAACCTCCCTGAACCGCCTGACGACGATTTAACTCATCTTGAGTCTGGGAAGCATAGCCAGCTATTGGTGCCAGCGAGACTTGTCTAATGCGGGATTTGTCCGCATCGGTATAGCCACCAGTAGTATTGAATTCCTCAAAGGTCCCATTAGCTCGGAACCTATTAGCATCAGCTTCGGTCATTCCGCCAGTGCGGCCCATTTCCTGAAGCCCATGAACGTTACTCATGATAGAAGCTTCACGTTCTGGACTGAAGCCGCCATTGGCACCGAATGCCATACCAGCATCGAATGTTTGACCTAACCTACCAGTATCAGCTTGGCCCGCAATAATCTGATTACCAGGATTACTGCCCATGCCACGATACAGCCCGGCTAATTCTGCACGGTTAGTTTTATTATCCTCAGTTAACTGTGCTAGACGAGTATCGCTACCTGCCTGCGCAACATTGTATTCCGACTTAGTATCGGAAGACAATTCCTTGCTGTTTTCTTTAGCTTCCTTTTTGTCTTTTCCCATTATAGATTCCTTATGAGAACTGTGTTGGGATTCCTAACGAACCCATAATGTTTTTCCAGAGAAGCCGCCCACTTGGGGTCTTTAACGAAAGCATGAATCTGCTCTAGTCCACGCTTTTGAGTTTCGATTAGAGCGGACTCAATCAACAAGTCCATTGCCTTAGCCCGGCGAAAAACTGAAAGACTAGGGTCTGTAATCTGCACGCCCTCGGTAAAGCTATGAAGCACGCCATACGCTATCACAGCTTCGCCATCTACGACTATGCGATCAGCCAGCTTCGGACCTTGTAGCTGGACATCCCATAGACTTTCTAGCCGGGCTATGGCTTCACTGTGTTGTGAGTTCGGTATCTTTAATCGCATCTAACAAACTCAGTTGGTGGTCGTAGCCAAGCTTCTTACCAATAAGCCGTTCCGCATCATTAATGGTCTGCTGAATGTCGAACGGCGCACCCGGATAGAAATTGAACTGCGGGCCTTCGCCTTCATTAACTACCAGACCTTCGTCGTCGATTACAATGTAGATCGGAGCGACGATAAACTTCGTAACTTTGATTTTCATAGCCACTCCACAATCTCTAACTTGAAGTTCTGATTAACCTGGTTGCCGTCCGCAAGCGGGCTAGTTCCACGAATATGAGTCGCCGGACCAGTAGTAATCTGAGTGCCACCGCTATTACAGAAATACGTATCAACCGGGCAGTGTTGTTCACCAATGCCAGTAGAACCGAAATTGCGGTATAGACCTGATGTAGGAACGATGTAGGATTTCTCTGCTTGCACGGTATATGGTAATGCCACTAGACCAAAATTGCTTAAGGCTGGCATGTTCAAAGTAACATGAGCAACTCTAGGTGCCATAGAAACACTCTTCCAAGTTAAGTTATCTGCCAGGAATAGTAACCCGGCACCTGTTGCACCAGTTCCTAACCGGGCTGCAGCTGGAATCTGACCGAATGTTATCTGGGCGGCATTTAGGTTGTATAGGTTTCCACCATTCCTAGGTGGTAATGGTTCTGGAAATCTTTCACCAGGAATAATACCTGTTGTAAGATAGCCAGCATCCAGGCTCGTCCCAACAATAGAGCCACCAGTAATGGCAACACCGTTGGCGTTCTGTGTAGCCATGCTACCAAAGCCAAGATTAACTCTAGCTTCTGAACCACTACTGCCACCAGTTCCCCCGCCAGCTACGCCTAATGGCATAGTGTTCCAAGCAGAACCGTTCCATTCCTGAAAGACCCGCCCGCCACGTTCCATACGCATGGCAGTTACAGGAATATTAGTTCCACCGGGATTCATAGCGGCCGCCTCAACAATCTTCGCATTAAGATCATTGAGGAAGTTCACGTATGGTGAGCTTAGCTTAGGATTAGACCAGTCAGCCATGCTATAAGATTCCTCGTGCTTTCCAGCTAATAGGCCCGCCTATACGTGCGCCAGTGTTATTGAACATGAATACCTTAAAGCCTAGTGGATTAGGCACTGCGTCATAATCGTATACAGCATAGGCTTCGATATCAGTTTCCGGCGTAACCGTGATACTTTCAATGAACTTAAAGTTAGTTTTCTTGAAAGAAACAAAATCACCACCCACCGTAGGCGGAGTCGGAATCACGAAGTTACCGCCGTCATTCTCACGCTTAACATACATAGAGATCTTAAAGCTCTTGAACATCATAAGAGATTTAAAATCTGAGCCCGAGAATGTAAACTTCACATATACGTGCCTAGCTTTAGAGGCGAATATAGTCGGCGTAGTGAATACAGCAGACCATACTCCATCAGCACCAGCATATTGAGTCTGTGTCCCGAATGTAAATGTAGGAACAATGTTCTCAAACAGCCAGTCTAAGCTGATAATCGTATTTGAGAACTCTACTCCAAAGTCGTGGTATTCAATGTATTCGCCGGTTGCTTCAGTAGGCTGAATCCATAACGGGAAGTTAGCATCAATCTGATGTTGTGGGCTTGTGTTTTCGGCTGGCGTCGCCACAAACATCGGATGATGAAAATGCTCCTCGATAGTCTGAAATATGTTCAGATTGTAGTAGATTACACCATCACGAAAGAGTCCATTAGTGATCGTTCCACCGAATGTTGAAACCCACGTAGTCTGAATCTCGTAATCTTCCGGTGGAGCTACGTCAATAGTGGTGTAAACGAATGGACTCTTATTGCCAGCAATGTCTTCAGCCTGGACGCCATAGGTAATCTTACCGCCGGCTTTTTCCTGAATAGCAAAAAACGTTCCGCGTAACTGTGCCGAGATCGGTGCGGCATCTCGAAACACAGTGAAGAAATTAACTGTGAATACCGACTCAGGAATTGTCCAGGTTAGTGTTACCGCATTACCAATCGCAAGGCCAGTGATTGCAAATGTTCCAATCGGAGGAACGATTACATTGATTGCACAAGCATCAGTAGAGTAATCACCAGCCGAATTGATGCTTTTAATTAAGAACGGCGTAGTCCCTACAGGTGTAGGATCTAATGCGACTTGACTATTCCCTGTCGATAACAGACGGGTTGCTGACTCCCATACGGAACCCTGCCTAACTTCGTAAAGCAGAAAGCCCGTAGTCGGTGGAACCCAACGCAGTATGACGTTTGTTCTCGTGAGCTCGAATGACGCAGTAAGAACTGGTAACGGTAACGGAACCGGTGGAGCAGTCGAACGTTTAGGAACTGTTGGCTTAGGGTCTACTACAGCAGCAAGACGCTCAATCTCCTCTGCCATTTTAAGCAGAACATCAGCCAGGCCAGGATCAACTTCCCTGACCTGCTGGAGCAGAGTATTAATGATCGCACCCTGATCACTCATTAGTAGTCTTCGTTATGACGAGTAGCCCAGAGTGGCCGACCAAATAATTCCATTTTGCGAATCTTGAACCAGTTGTTATACGCTGTCAATCTGAGCTTGATCGAGCACTTTTCATTCGTTAACAGGAACGGGAAGATTCGCTCTACGCCAGCACCAGTAGCGAGATTCATACTAGGTAGGTTAATGCTTGGGGAGTTGTCTAATCCCGTAGCAATTACTGCCATATTCCCCATGCCGCCAGCACGTAGCCTCAGAGCGTTGAAACTATGAATCCAACCAGACTGCGTGTAGAGCATTGCGAACTGGACTATCGAGGCGTAGGCATTGCCGTTATCGTTGTAGTTGTTTTCTTCCTGATTGTAGATTCCAGTCACCCCGCCTATGCGGCATATGGTTTTGCCGAATAAGCTGGAGCCCCAGACACCAATGGAAACTGGATTGATGTTCCCTGAAATAGTCCACAGATGCCAGGTTACATCGTTTACAGTTATGCCGTTCCCATAATCGCACACGATTATGTGGCTTGGCTCTACAGCAGTGTCAAGCGGGACTAGGATGTAAATCAGTAGTTTCTTGGGATCTATTACTAATTGAAGCCTATTGAAAGCTTTCTTATTGATTCGCTTCCAAAGATTGTCAATCTTGCCCGATAGTGGATTCGCTGCGTCGAACCCGCCGTTATAGGCATACAAGCCAGCGGCGTCAGCTATCAGGAAGAAATCACTGTTAGCACCCTTGGCATCCATATACTGCGAAGAACCATTCAAGTCACAACCAATGCCACGATCTAAGGTAATGATCGGCCATGTGGAAGGCTCAAAAGTATTGTCCTTAGTAGTATAAGTATGACCCGGTATGACACCCTTAAAGATATAGAAGTTGTCACGGTATTCAATCCCGGACTTGACGCCTACTGTCTCGTTAGGATCGCATACGATAAATCCAGATAGTGAATCAAGAGATTCAGGCTCGTCCGACTTAGAGAAACGAACCATGCTAGGATTCGCATCTTCACCCCCGTAAGCTATTCTTTTACGGTAGGGAGCCATCCATAAGCACGCTGGAATTCTCGATAGCTGGTCGAATAGATAGTCTACTGAAACCTCTAATGCTGCGTCGAAGTAGTCGATTATCAGATCAGTTGTAGTGTTGTCGTTGATAGTTCCGCCCGGCACGAAGAAATACTCGTAGCCTTCCTGATCTCCATTATAACCTTCGATAGCGCGTGTAGAGATTAAGCGGCGCTTCATCGTTCCTGCGGGACCGATTGGGATACTTGTTAGATGTAATTTATGTGTCCCATCGGCATCAAACTTTGGGAATGCTACAGGCCCAGGTTTAGTTACGAAACCAGTTGCAGTCTCGTATACGAAAGCTACAACGTGAGTGCCCTTCTCAACGTTCCCAGCTTCCGTGGAATTCGCAGCATAGAATGTTCCAATCGGGGCATCACCGCCAGCTTCTACAGCGGTTTGACCATTATATATCCACACATTCTGGCCGGGTAATCCCTTGACGCCATTGTGCGGGGATATGTAAATTCTATTGTATGCTTGGCATACCGAGAAGTCGGTCATACCAGGTATAGTCATGATCGGAGTCAGTAGTGATACTGCTGAGTCGTAGATCTTACCATCAGTAGACGGTGGGTTTACGGTCAGGATTAACGTGCGATCTGCCTGGCCCTCGATCTTATAGGTATGGAATCTTCGCAGTCCAGCTATTGCCGTTGTGAGCGCAGGGAACCCATCACGAGTTCGTAACTCGTAGCCTTCGGTTATGGTATTTTGGCAGTCGATGAAGTGATCGGCAGGAACAGAATCCGTGAAACTGTCCCTGCCAAACAACCCGCCAAAAGTATTTACTTCAATTGGCGTGTGATCTTGAATCATGACTACTTCTTAAGAATCGGACCGGGTAAAGTCGGTTTCTGTTCCGGCTTCGTTTCGTGCTTCGGATCGAACTTAGTAGTAGGAGTTCCCGGAGGCGGCGGAACTGGAGGCGCAGCAAGAACCTCTAATCCAGTTGCCAGGATTCCCCACGTAGGGTTAAGAATCGTGCCGGTGTTCATCCGAATAGTCTTATTCGTGATGTCGGTATAGAGACTACCGGGACCAGCAATGCCCTTACCAGTAGTTCCGTTAACGGCGGGAATGGTGCCGCAAAGCCAAACGACCTTAGCACTGCCAAGATCCTTTAAGCGGCCCCAGATTGTCGAGCGGAAATTAGTGATAGCCATACGTCCCCCTGAATGTATCGGACAGGACTGTCCGGAACTAAACTACAGTAGATCGCCTATTCATTGCACCCCTATAAGGTCTACGCCTTACGCCGTATGCGCCTTGGACACGCTTACCCATAGTCCGTAACAAGATGTCTTCTGCCTTAGTTACTTCAGGAATCAGTTCCTCATACCTCGTAGGATTGTTCCCCACATGGAGCGCAGCCAGCTGGGCGGTTCTGACTGCGAGCCAAGTCTTAGCTTTAGGAACTTCTACTAGTGATCCTGCCGAATCTAGAGGAAGCAGACTCCTGAAGTAATCCAGCATTACTTCGCGGGGTTGGGTAGGTGGAGTAATGAAAATCTGACTCCTACGCCACGCCCATTCATTCACCCGGCTAGAAGTAATATTGTTCTTGTCGATGTTGATTACCTGATCTACCTCAGCCCACTTTTCCTGGGAGCCCATTGCACGTTCCCACATGCGGATAGGCTCTATCATGTCCGTAGGAATCTCGTCCATAGTCTTGTCGCCGACTTCCACAGTAGTAACCGGCGCCTGTTCCTCGATCATGATAGGCAGTTCTTCGCGCTCGAACAATAAGGCAAGTTCGTTGTTAGCCTTGTTCAGTAACGGCAGAAGAACAATATCACTCCAATACATTTGCTGCGGATCAGTGAGCAATATCGCGGCTTCTTTGGTTACATCACCAGCTAACATATTAGGCTCCTATTTGCGACAGGCCGAGTTCTTTGTAAGCTTTTTGATTGATGATCGTTCTGCAGTTCATGCACACGATAGCGCCGTCCGGAAGGTCGCCTTTGCAAGCAATACACTTATTGATTACGCGGGCTACGTCAATGTTCCATTCACGCTGGATACCAAGCCAAGTGCAAGCCTTGCGCTGTAGTTCACTAATCGCGGCTGAACGATGAAACTTATTCCAGCAATCGTCGCCTTCATTAACCAGCTTAGAGAACCAGTTACGCTGCTGACGATTAGCTTTCTCCAGTTCCGCAGGGAACCGATTAGGAATGTCGCCAGGCAAATGTGCGCCAACTACAAAGAAAACTCCCGGCTGGCAATCTTCACCTAAGCCAAGTTGGGCACCCACGTATTGATTCATAATCTGTTCGGCAACCGTAATAGCCAGTTCCCGATTGGTCATGCTACGGCCTTCACCCATATAGATCGGGTATGTGGCTTCGCCTAGCACTAAGACCTGAATCTCTCCAACCTTAGCCGCCGGAATTTCATACGTGCTAGGGTTGATATGCGGAGTTGGTATCCGAATCTTGATCGGAACGATTGATACTATTGTTGCTTTCGTCGGGTCCATGCTACCTCACTAAGTCCATCTGGTTAGGATCGGACATTTTGTCTTTCAGGAAGTCCTTAAAGTAATTGACTTCCGCATTGAATTTCGCCGTGTCTTCATCAGTAAAATCTGACGGAGTGCGGATGTTACCCCGATTCGTATAGAAGAACATGAAAAATGCGACGGCTCTATGGACCAGTGGAAGGAATGAACCGTCAGCCGTTTGGAATATCCATAGCGGCTCATAGCCAGTTTTCTCTAGTAGTTCTTTGTTGTTACCAATGTATTCAAGTTTCTCCAGAACCCAGCGATCCTTGTAGAAAGGATACTTTGGAACCTCTTTGACACCAGTCCAAGTCCGAATCAATATGTCGGTTTGGGCTACAAAGTCGTTGAACGTTCCGTGACGCTTTTCCAGTAAGCCTGTAGTCCAGCACACTCGAAAATTCGGACGACCGTCCAAAGAAGTTCCAAAGTGTTCTTTCAGCCAGCGATTGATTGTGAGTTCGTCGCTCATATAGTTTCCAGTTTTAGCCGGGCTGGCTAGTTCCTCGCAGATGAGCCCAGAATTAGACACATCCAACCAGCCCGGCTAAAGTTTAGAACACTAGCGCGGATACCACTTGGTGCCGTCGAACACCATAGAAATGGCACGTCCGACTACCGCAGTAGCCGCGGCGCCAATGTTTCCGGTGGCAACCGTAGTAAATGCCCCATCGGGAATGAGCGTGACTTCACCGATGAAACCGGGAAACGGCGGCCACAGGTTAGTAAGCGCTGCCGCACCAGAAACGTGATGGATAGGATGCGTAATGGTAACATCCGCAGCACTAGCCAACACCGGACCAACTACACCACCGGGAGGGTTAATCCACGCCCGGCTAGCAAACTTAGCGAGATCCACATCAGGCATTTTTCAGTCTCCAAAAAGTTTCGTAGGCCAGCCTAGCCTAGTTCTCCCACCTTAAGGCAACACACCCTAAAGTCTAAACCAGGCTGGCCCACTCTTGCTAGTAACCGGCCGGAACGGTGAGGTTGTAGATGTAGGACGCCGCCTGTGGATTCTTGTGGAAAAGATTCCACGAAGCCACAATGTAGAAGATCTGCGAGGTAGCAACGCCGCCCGAAGGACCGCGCATCTCGAAAATCTTCCTGCCGCCAACGGTATAGAAACCGGGCGCCTTCAACTCTGCACGTCCCCACAGTGAGGAAATGTTAAAGTCGATACGGGTCTTATCCCAGAGGAATGAAGTCTTCACTGGAGCGCCAGCGATCTGCATCCCCTCACCGAAATACAGGTTAAGGTCTTCTTCCTTAGCCTGCTTCTGGATGATAGAAACTAACGTTCCGAGAGACTCGTAGCTCGCCGCCTGCGCGGGATGCATCCAAGCTTCCGGCTTATAGTTCTTATCAATCCCGACGCGATCACCGATCTTATTAATCGCCAGACGACCATGCTCCAGTGCAAGAGCACTAGAAGCATCAACACCGTTAGCAACAATCTCAGGAATGTTAGCCCGGTTAAGGCCAAGCCATGAACCAGACGTAGCGTTGCTAACGTGGTAAGGCAGACCATAGAGTCCTACCGGCGTGGAGCCAACCAAACCTTCCGGAAGAATAACGTCACCGGGAACGATACCAGTAACAGACGCAATCTTGAACGTCTTGTTAACGATATCAATGAACGTGATCTTCTGAGGACCACCGGGGGTTTTGTTCGTTACACGAGTCGCGTCATAAACGCTAACGCGCTGACCAACGCGCAGAAGCTTTACACCGAAGCCGTCCGTGGTGCAGGTAATGGTATCGACACCAGCGGCAGGCGTGGCGGTTGTGACAGTAGCAAGCACGCCAGTTCCAGCGGTCATGCACTGCGATTCCGACTGACGACGGAATTCTGCCATAGAGTTGGCCAGAAGGTCGTTAAGCGTATTGATTACCGCCTTACGCTTGTCGTCCGTGCCCCATTCCGCCTTAGTGGTCCACTGCACAGCCAACTTCATGTTGACCGTGGAGATAACCGCCTTATCGTAATCGGGCGCTTCGCCAGTCCCCATGTCTCCGTTATCGGTATCGAAGTAACCGAAAGCCGAGCCGGGGTGAAGCTTTAACGGAATACGCATATCCCGCGTGGAGACGACCTCTACCTGAGCCTTCTGGACTGAGGTATAGAAAAGATCGTCATTGTCGTAGAGAGTCGGAACGTTCTTCTCGACCTTCTCTAACTGCGTAGCAACTACGTCAACATTATCCTGCATGGCATTTAGCTCCGTGCAATGATGTCTTTATCGGAGAGTTTTCCTTTGCGTGCGTCTGTCACGCTAATTTGTCGAGACGAGCCTCTCGATGCAGAACCACTCGGCACATTAGTGTTGCGGTTTAACTTTGAGGATCTGTTATCATCCTCGTCCTTCTGTTGCCCTAAGATCTCCGAACGAACTGCTTTCCTCACACCCGGCATAGACGTTCTTGCGCGTGACAGATACGCAGTAATGATACTGTCTTTGTATCTACCCGAGTATTTGGACTGTCTTTCACGGCGCCACAATGACATGATACGATTCATGTGCTGTGGATCAGAACTAACTTCCTTGTCGATACCGCTCACAATTTTCTCAATAATGAGCTTTTTGACACCAGGACGCATAGACTTCGTTGGGTCTACGCTCTTAGAGATCTCCGATTCAAGCCTTGATCTGATGTCCTTGGTAACGTCCAGCATCAGATTATTGTGCTTGCCAGCGTAGAACTCATTTCGTTCCTGGCTAAGTTCCTCGTCCTGCGGAACCTGTGGCCTTTGCATCATAGGGACTTTACCGTATCGGTCGTCCCTAAAGATTGCCTGATGAACTACCTTTGCGGCGTTCACCATATTCCTATTACCGTTTTCCTCCCCGGTTTCTAAGACTTCCGCTAAGACAGTGCGAATCAGTGGGGCAGTTACACGGAAGTAAGCCTTCTGATTCTTCTCAAAGAGCGCGGGGAGGAAATTGTTAGCAAACCTATCGACAGCCTTGTCTGACAGGTTTGAAACTTGATCAAGAAACTCTCCGGCGTTGCCGGCTTTTACTGTGGACTCAATAGCGCGGAATGCCTCTACGGATTCTACCGCTTCGTCGGCATCCTCAATGCTACCAAATCGCTTGGTGAACTCCTGTTCACGGAAAAATGCAGTCTTAAGCTGCGGAAACTTCTTGAAGAGATCAGGGAATTCTTTCTTAACGTCCGTGTAAGAAACCCGGATTAGTGTGTCCGAGTCGTCTTCTGCTTTCGCAGGTTTTTCTTCGGGTTCGTCGCCTTCCCGATCGTTATCCGCGGCTTCAAAGCTTTCGGTTTCTTCTTGTTCTTCATCTGCGTCCTCTAGAATATCTACATCAGATAAAGCTTCAGCTTCAGGGCTGGCTTCGCCAGCATCGTCAGGACTATACAGTGGAAACTTGATACGAAACATAACTACTCCTTAGCCCTTATACGGGGGGAGGCTCGGCCCCGGCATTTGCCTCACGGGCTGCATCTTGATCTGCAGTTGCAACTTGCGCGTTAGCTTCATTCTGCATCTTCATGGCAATCTGCTGTATGTGAGCCATATAATGGAACTCACAGTTCTGGATGCCTAATGGATTAATGCGCTTCTGAGCTTGACCAGTAGAACTATTCAGGAAGACCAGTAAGGTTTCCGCCTCGATTTCGTGCTGATCAGTAAGCGGGTTAATCTGCACTGAGGGGATACCTTCAGCTAATGGCGGACCATTAAGCATTTCAGCAATCTCGCTCATCTGCTTATCGCGGGCATCAGCACCGGGAATATATAGCGGAATTCCCACAGCTTTAGCTGCGATACCTGAATTATTCGGGTGCATAATCCAGTTGGTCAGTTCCTCGTTACCAAGCGTTAGAAGCTCCATTAAGGTCTGCTTGACCTGCGCGTAGCTAACTGGTAATTCTTCGTCAACTTCAGGCTCTACCCGGCCAACTCGCCCGGTTAATTCTGCTTGCCTAATCCAAGTATTGACAAAGCCGGTCGAGGACTGTGGAGTCTTAGTTACAAATTTCTCATCCGCAACCATCGCATTGACGAACTGCGTCGTGGCCTTATACATCGTATTGGCCCACCAATGCTTAAGCATGGTCCAATTAATGTTTAGACGTTGTAAAGCCTGCGCCCTGGACTGGGAATACTCACTAGCTGTTTTAGATCCTGACGTGCTGGGTCCGCCATATATGGAAGGGAAAGAACCAACAGAGAACTGGCCGTCAGTGTCGAGACGACTAATAAAGGACTCGATCTCCTCATTGAGCGTAGCTGTTTTAAGTGAATGGAAACTCTCACCAATCGAGCCACCCAATGGCTTCTTGACCGGATATACCATTCCGGCCTTAGCAGTTTCTGCCGAATATTTCTGGAAGTCCAGGACGTCTTTATCGGCAAACGTTTCCGGAATTGAGTGCTCAAAGGTTTCAATTCCTAAATCAACAGCTTCATTGCGTAGTTCCTGAATAGGGATTAATGGCTTCCCCATTGGATCTGCGTGGATGTGAATACTGGTCGGATGGTGTGTAATTTCCCAATGCTCATCCAGCGATTCGTCACGTAGATCGAATACTCGGTTGTTCGCGATTACTGCGTAGCATCCCTTAGGGAATGCCTGCTTAAGCTTCGCAATTAAATCCGGGTTGCCCTGTAACGGCGCATCATAAGACCACGGACGCAGCCATTGACAGTTCACGGTAAGCAGATTGTTTCGCAGTTCTTCACGCGAACCAGCGAAAGTCCTATACTGACGTTCCGTGAAATCCCGGCTAGAAATTCCCCCGAGGTGATCTTTCGCCTTAGGAAACAGATTCAAGAGCATGGACTTATGCTGCTCGAATTTGTGACGGAGGTAAGGCGTATCGCTCTGCTTGCGAGCATATAGCGCAACATGCACGTAGAGCGGTCCAAAGACCTCAATCATAGTCCGCGATTTGGCCTCTTGGGTATATGTCTCAATCTTGGGTATCTGTTCTTCCTCTACCTGTGGTTCTGGTGCAGAAACTTGCCCACAGTTCGGACAAGATACAGGTTCGCCCATGAATGGTGATATAGGATCGTCGATAGTTTCTTTCTGATCTATAGCACCCATACAGGCCGGGCAGACCAACGTGTGTGTGCGAACTGTTGTTGGCTGATCTGCATAGTGTGGAACTTCTACAGTTCCATAATCTTCGCTGGCCCGGTTATAAATATGTGCGAACGTGATCCCGTGGTTATAGATGTAGAACAATGCCCGCATAAAGACTAAGATTCCGTCATTATGCTTCTGAACTAATTCCTGAATCTTAGTGTAGGTCTTCGCAGTTTCGATGTCTTCAGCTACGTCAGCGTCGTCGGGATAGAAAATAGTGTTCGGCAGTTTAATGGATAGAGCGGATATAAGCGATTCCCCATGAGCACGATATATGTTGATGATTTTATCATACATGTCGGGGTCGTATTCGTCTGAACTATCCAGGCGTTTCCAGTCTGTAGCTTGGAAGTCGTAATAGATTCTCTGGAGTCCCTGCCAGTATAGCTCGGCTTTTCTGTAGAAGGCATTCATCTGCTCCCGAGCTTCGCGGTCTTCGTCTTCGTAGTATTTGGTGACAGTGAGCACCGCGTCTACTACATCTTGGGGCATCCCGGTTATGTCGTCTATTGCTCCAAGTTCTTCGGCGGGCTGGTCTTCGAGATCTTGGTTCTCCCCGCCGATTTCGGTATCGTCTACGTTCGGTGCTGATGGAATGATCTCTACATCAGTGCGGAATTCTGGATCAGCCTCAACCCAATTCGAGGGTTCAAGGTCTAATTCTTCAAGCGGGAATCCCTGCCCCGGAATTTCTGGCGGTAGTCCCTGCGGCGGAAATCCACCTGGTCCCATTATTTCTTTCCGAAAAAGCCACTACCGGGCTTCTTAACCTTAAAGTTTGACTTACCGCCCTTCGGGCGGGCTTTTACTACTCGTTCCTGCTCTACTGCACCAGGAGGAACAGCACCTGCAAGAATCTTAGTGGTCATTACTTTTCACCGGGCTTCTTACCACGAGGATTGCTTACTCGTGCTTTCTTTGCTGCTGCTTCCTCGTCAGCTTTCCTTTTATTCTCTGCTTCAATCTCAGCACGAATCTCAGCTTCAATTTCTTCGCGTGATGGTCCTGCTGGCGTAGGAGCTTGTGGTGTTGGGGGTGCCCCTGCTGGCGCGCCGAAGTAATCGTTAACTTCAGATTCCGAAGGTAATGCGTAGTTCTGCCAGCTTGGGCCGCCTACGCCTTGACCGCCCTGTTCACTGTTATAAGCTTCAATAAGCCTATTCGTGTCGCCTGGGTTAGCCTGCTTGAAACCTTGAATAAAGTTAGCCGGGATGCCTAATCTGAGGGCTTGAAGTTCCTGCTGCTTAGCCAGAAGCGGAGTAATGCTTCGGCCCATCGAAATTGTTTCTCCAATACCATCAATCCAGCCACCGTTAGTGCCGCCCTGAGCATACGGCAAATCTGCTCTACCGGTAGGATTTTGGAGATTAATACGCTCTGCTAAACTACCAGCATAGCCCGGCCCGCCAGGATGAAGATTATATTCATTCCTGTCCTTCTCGTAGATTGGAACTCCGGCTGACATCGGAACTCCAGATCTTGGGGTTGCACCTGCACCTGCTAATGGCGCTTGTGCTGGAGTAGTAACGGAGCCGCCTACCGCTGGACCTCTATTGTTGATCGCCATAGGGGAGATCTGTCCCCTAGCTTGCTGCATTACAGGACTATTGTTCAGAGCACTCTGAAGCGCAGGAGTCTTAGCGGCAGGCGTTCCGCCAATGGAACCAGTCGTATATTGTAGTGGGCCGCCCTTATATGGCATTCCACCACCGCCAGTTAATTCTTCATGTTCTGGCTTAGTAGACCCACCAATTCCGGCGAGAGTTTCCTCATCAGCCATAGGCAGTTCGCCACGTTGTTTTCGCTTGCTAGCTACTCTAGAACCGTAGCCTAGCTGAGAACCTTTAGTGGCTCCGGAAACGTCTAGTGCTCCAGAACTGATGCCGGAGTTTGCAACACCTACGGTCGGCGTAGGATTATTAGCAACGGCAGGCGCTGTAGCCCCTAATAAACCTTGTCCAACTCCGCGACCATATTGTTGAATCATTTCACTGCTCCTCAGTCCTAGCCTTGTTTCGTTTCTCTAGTGATTCGCGTGTGGCTTGTTGGGTTCGTGATCTCAAAGATTGAAAACCGCCGAATGCTTTAACTTCAGGTTCGGATACACCGCCCATAGCCCGGTTAATTCCTGAAAGCGTATCGAGCTTATCCTGAAGTGCCTCGGCCCTGCCCTGTTCTTCACGCCACAGTTTCTGCCAGTTCAGAGATTTCTCGCCAGTTTGTGCAGTTCGTTCGTTTGCCCGCGCAATTTCTAAATCCTTAACGAGGCATTCTCTGCATTCGATTCCCCCGAGCAGAGTGACGACGAACTCCAAAGCCAGCATTCTGAGACTGTTCCAATACTTCCATACGCCGGTAAAAAGTGGTCTGATCTTTTGTCCTGTCAAGATCAGTGAGGATTGTAGCCGTTCTTGCCAGTTCGGCTGCCTTAACTGATGATTCACTAGCATAACGATCAACCATTCTGATGAGGCCCCGAATGGAATCGTAAGGATCATCGCCGCTAAATTCTGCTACGTCTTCAGGATTCGTATCGTCATAGACGCATAACGGAATCGTGTTGACTAACTTGGGAGCTACGTCCTTACAGATTAATAACCGGGGGAGATTCTTCTCTGGTTCCGGTGGTAAAAACATCTTACAGTAATGATCGTAACGTTCCTTGCCGTAGATCCTAAACAGACGATCAGCTATTGCAATGTCGAACTGGTCCTTACTGAGTGGAGATCTAGTAAGAGGCTTCCATCGGAGAAATTCGTGAAGCAATAACTTTCCGCCAATACGATCCCGCCCGGAACTGCCTGGAACGTGACCTGAGTGTTGTGCGAATTGCTGTGCGAGTGTGTATTCATGCCCATGATCTTGGAAGGCAGAATGGCATAGTCCGACCTGTTGGATGTTTTCCCCATGTGACAATTCAACAAAGTCATTAGCCCAATCTGCAACTTTCTTGCCTTTCTCGTTGTATTCCCGATAGACTATGCAGCGCGCGTCGGGCGTGATAGCTCCCCAATATCCAGCAGCTGCAGCACTGGTGCCCCAGTCAAGATGGAACACTCTAGGATACCAGACTGGAATATCCTGTGGTTTAAGATCAATAATATGTATGGCATTGTCAGGCTCGTTAGGTATATGCTCTGTTCTAAATTCATCGAATACCTGACCTGAGAATAGCCACCAATCACCGTAGATCTTGCTTCGGCGTTCCGCCTCCGGTAACATTTCCATCCGGGCTAAGTAACCCGGATCGTTCTTCAGAAGTGTCGGATTATCAGTTGCACTTGCCGGTATGAAGATCCGTTTGTTGATGGTCTTCCTACCCGTGATATCCGTTACTTCTTCTTCGAGTATCTTTCGGCCTTCTTTAGCTGGCTCGATAAAACGCTTTCGGA